ACGGTATTCAATTGATCGGATGTAAGGTACATCTTCGGAGACGTGGTTTAACACTGCGTTCCCTTGAACGTCCCCGTATTTTTTTTCTTGTTTGAACATTAGTGTGTTGTATTCTAATTCCCCGTACTCGTAATTGAATAATGCGTCCACGGGGCCAGTGTAAACTATCATTTTTGCAAGATTAAACCATTTGTCTTTATCATTTAGAAAATCTATGTTTGTTTCGACGGGGATTCCGTCAAGCATATTTTCAACGATCTTGGTGTATCCTTCCGCAGGCATACCTTGATATTGAGTGGTGAAATAATTCTCGTCGTAGGTGAGACGAATTGGCAATCTTTGGATAATGGAAGATGGGAGTTCTTTTGGTTCTTTCATCCATTGTTTCTTTGTGTATCCATAGAAAAATGTCTTGTATATTTCTTCGCCTACCATCGACAATGCCCATTCTTCAAAGTTTTTTGGGTGATCGAATTTATAGGGAGCGGTTACTTCTTGGAGTTTGCGGCGAGCTTCCTCTGGTGTTTTGACTCCCCAGAGTTGATGGAGCGTCATTAAGTTGATTGGGAAGGAGAAGATGCGGTCCCCGGTTACAACTTTGGGGCGATTGGTGAAGGGCAAAAATTTACCAAATTGGTGAATAAAGTCCCAAATTTCTTTGCTATGGGTGTGGAAAATGTGTGCCCCATACGAAGAAACAAAATAGTTATTCACTTGTTTGTCGTGTGCGGCCCCAGCGATATGATCTTTTTTTTCGATTACAAGACAAGTCTTTCCTGCGTCTTTAACTGTTCTTGCAAATGAGGCTCCGAAAAATCCCGACCCTACAACTAAGAAATCAAAACGATTGTTCATGTTTAACGCTTTCCTGACTCTATTATAGTATTATGGAAAAAATTGATTTATTGGATGTTCAAAGAAAAATTTCTGTTTTTTTAGATAAAGAATATGTGGGTGGCAAAGTTCTTTTAGATCGTATGGCGATGGTGAATGAGTCCTGTCGTCGCTCACCGGCTTATTCTGATCCAAGATATGCACCTTTTTACTATCATTTAGGAAAATTCTTATCCCCCAAGAATATGCTTTCTCTTAATTTTGGGCTGGGGCTGCTCGAAGGCAGTTTTCTACAGTCTTGCAAGACCGTAGAATATATCATAGCATTTCGTCCCGAAAGCAAAGAATACTATTCCCCCAGAATGGGCCTCCACAACATCAAATTGAATTATAAAGGAAGTATAGACTTCTACATAAATAATGTATACGATAACGAGTTTGTGGAGAAAATATCACCAATTAAATGGGATATGGTCATCATCAATGAAGAAATGACTTATGACGATCATTTGGCTCATTTGGAGTATATGTGGCCTTTTGTAGCTGAGAATGGCTTTATTGTGACTGAGTATGTTAAGCGGGATGAATCTGCGAGCGATGCGTTTTTTGCTTTTAGCGAAAGTGTGAATCACCCACCTTTGTTCTTTGAAACTCGGTATGGCACAGGCATTTTACAAAAATGAGGATAATATGGATGAATTGATCAAAGAAGAGATGGCCTTGCTTCGCAATATGAATTTTGCAGAAGAATACATTAAAGGTTGTTACGAGAATTGCAAAAAGTGGAGCGTGACAGGTTTATTGTGGGGGATCAAAGACCCTTTTATCGCCCGGCAAGTTTCAGAAATACTTGAAAATCAGCGGCTTTTGAATGAACAATATCAGGACGATGCTTATCAAACCGCTCAATGGAAGCGGTGCAGTATTCCTATAATCCGTAGGGTATTCAATCAAGATTTCTTGGGTTTCAATTTGGTTTCCATTCAGACTACACGCAAACCAGAAGATTTCGTTTATTTTGTCAATGAGGATATGCGTGTTCGTTCTGCTCCATCGTCGGTAAGAACTCGATTTGTTGCTCTTCCTTGGGACGGTCCAAAGCCTACGAAGGTAGAAAACGGTCGTATTCGGGTTTTAGAATATAGAGGTCAAACTTACAAGTTGGGACTTGATGCGGAGGCTGAAGCAACCTCGAATTATTCTGAAGAGTATGCCCACGAAATCAACAAAGAGATAGTTGGTGATTTATTGTCAATTTGTAATAACAAGGATTGTGTTTATCAAACCCCAGAGCAGCTATTTTCCTTGGTTGAGGGAATGAGTGCATATATCGGCACGAAGACGCCGAATGAGGCTACATGGATTGTAGCGCATCCGAAGGTCTGCGAGCTTTTGAAACCGTTCGTGGGGGACCGTTGGGAACTTTACGAATTTGATGTGCCTCAAGAAAAGATTTTGTTGGGTTACAAAAATCCCAAAAATCATTATGTGACTGGTTACATTTATTCACCTTATTTGCCTTTCACTTTGACCGAAAAGGGTATTCTGATTCGGTACAATAAAAAACTTACGAATGCGGCATTTTATGGTTCGATTACTTTGTCTAATTTTGTAGAAGACACACTCGATTACAACGAAGATGAAGGAGAATAATTGGACAAATCTATGGCATTAAAAATGTGGAAGACGCAATACAAGCAAGATTAAATGCAGAAGGAGAAAAATAACGTGGGGTACGAAGTTACTTACAAATATCATGAGCGAAAAGATGGCGGCTACGATAAAGAAGAGTTGAAGTCTTTGAAGAAAAATGTGGGTGATCCTTTCGATGAAGTCCCACTGGAAAAATTGGCCGGAGCTGTGATGGCGCAGCTTGCTCGGCGAGACATATTTGTTGTCGATGTAGATATTGTTGAGCTTTCCCGCAAGCAAATTAGCTTTAAGGAAACCAATGGCGGCGTGGTGATTAAAAATCGCAAATTCTTATTTGATCAAGCATCAAGCCTCATCGTTCAACAAGTTGTCGAAGTACCAGAAAATGCTGTAGCTGTTCCCCAAGAGCGTCGTATTCAACAAGTTCAAGATTCCGCCGCAACGGGAGATTTGGGCCGACCGATAGACATGGTGATATTCTCGCCGGAATTGCCACAAATGCCAGAGATTAAGAAAAAGGGCTTGAGGCTTACCCCTGATAAGAAGTATCCTGTCTATGGGCGGGAACAGATAGGTGCCGTTTCAATACTCAAAATCGTTGATGATGTTGGGCGTCAGCAAAATGTTTCCGATATTTATTTCATACCAGCCAATGTAAAATTGTTAGCTGATCGACAATTGGGATTTTCTGAAACTCAAAAAGAAAGAGACGGCGGGAAACTCAATTGGTCTGGAGCCATTGAGGATAATTCCATGCCCGTTGTTAGGAGATAAAATATGCCGAGTAAACAACAGAAGATTGCTCAAAAGAAGAAGAAGCGTGAAAAAGTTGCGAAAGAGCGTGTTCTTCGTCGTCGTGAGCAGATGCGTGCTGTTCGCAAAGAAGACAAAAGGAAAGAAATGCTTGAGCGGGAGTTATCTCCTAAGCAAATGCCGATTGTAAATGACCCTTTGGTTCGAGAGATGCGTGAGAAAGCTCGTGTTGATTCTGCCAAGGCACAAATCGAGAAAAACCTTGAATTACTCAAGGCTCTCGAAGAAGAGTATGACAAAGAACAAGCCCTACGGCAGCAAGTTAATGAAGACTTGGAATCTGAAGGTCATATGAACATGAAGGATAAATTAGACGCTCTTCATAAAAAAGCATTGTCGATGCAAGCTCAGAAAGAGGGAGAAAAGCCCTCAGAAGAATAGATAATGTTGCCACGGAAGGGAGCATTATGCGATTTTTCAATTCGGGCAAGAGCCTCGAAGACCACAAGAAGTTTTTACATATCCTTTGGTCTGATGATACTGACTTTGTAACGGCCAAAGAAAAAATTAAGGCACATCTCAAATTCCACAAGGGTGATAGGGAAGAATACCTTATCTCCCTTGTTGCTTTGTTGCTTGAGTCGGATGTACATAACAAATTTCATCGATAGTTTGATTGTATATTACAAATTTTAGGAATCTCTAAAAATAAACTAAAGTCGATTGACTGGGTTGCCGATATAAATTATAACTGAAACCCGTGGACAAGACGCTGACGAAAATTGTTACGTTAACGATTACTTGTTCCAGACTTTACTTTTACTATGGAGAAGACTGAAAATGAGTACTGCCTATGAAGCGCTGGATATGAACGAAGTGATGATGGAGTCCGAGCGTGTAAACGCCGAACCCGGATTCAACAACGAAGAATATCTTGCCAAATTCGTGAGAATGCCCGAACGTGAGGGCTTCGTGTTGATGAGATTCTTGCCCCGTAAAAAGGGCACGAAACTTTATTGTGCGACCCGCACCCACACTTTGACGAATCCCGTCACCAAGCAGAAGCGGGCCTATCACTGCCCGAAAGAGCTTTCTACCATTGAGCGGAACGGCAAGCAGGTTCCTCAATGGAAGGGCGACTGTATTATTTGCAAATATTACAGTGACCTTTGGCAGAAGTCCGAAGGCTTGAGTGGCAAAGAAGCTGAAACTCTTCAAAACAAAGCCAGAGACATTAAGCCTGTTGAACGCTATTACTACAACGTAATCGTTCGTCAGGAAAAAGACTCGAAGACGGGTGAAGTTCACAAGAATGTTGGCCCCAAGATTTATTCTTGTGGTAAGCAAGTCCACGCAAAGATTATGCGTGCGATTGTTGGCGACAAGGACGCTGGTGAAGCTCCCTTGGGCGATATTACTCACCCGGTAAATGGCCGTGATTTTAAAGTGGTCAAAAAGATCACCAAGAGCGGCAACCGTGAATTCCCGAATTACGACTTCTCCAAGTTCGAGCCAGAATCTCCTGTCGGATCGTCCGAAG